CGGCAAAGAAAAAGCACCTGCTGCTATCTGCCGTAAGGTAATTGAAGCAGATAAGTCTATTGAGATTTGGGGTGACGGTGAACAGACCCGTTCATTCTTATACATTGATGATTGTATTGATGCTATTCGTCTAATGATGGAGTCTGATTTCATGGGCCCAGTTAACATCGGCTCAGAAGAAATGGTAACTATCAATCAACTATCCGAAGTTGCTATGACCGTTCATGGTAAGATTCTTGAGATAGTACATATTCCTGGCCCGCTTGGAGTTCGTGGTCGCAACTCTCATAATAGATTGATTGAAGAGAAGCTTGGATGGAAGCCAAAGTACTCGTTGAATGATGGTATCACTTGGACATATAACTGGATTGAGGAGCAGATTGCAAATGACAAAGCCGGTTCTTAAACTTGGATTTACCGACACATTCGGTGCAATCTCCAACTTCTTCATAAACCAGTTAGAACCTGATTACGAAATCATCCGTGATGATGTAGCGCCAGATTATCTTATCTTTGGTGATAAGAATTTTGGTAATAATAATGTTAGCTATAATGATAAGCGTTGTATCAAGATATTCTATACAGGCGAGAATGAAAGGCCTGGCGATTATACATGTCATTTTGCCATTTCATTCGATCATATAGATACAGAACAGCAGTATCGATTACCACTCTATGTTATCTACGACTATGATAACCAGAACCGTAATGTAGAAAACTCTAAGACTGTTAGTCGCCAAGCATCAGACCTGAATAAGAAGTTTAATGATAAGTTCTGTTCGTTTGTTGTCAAGAATGGTGCTTGTGCCAAAAGAAATTATTTCTTTCAGCGTATCAGTGAGTATCGTAAGATTGACAGTGGCGGTCCTTTGTTCAATAACATTGGATACATTCTGCCTAGAGGTGAAGAGTCCGTTTCATCCAAGATGAAGTTCTTGAATGACTATAAGTTCAATCTATGCTTTGAAAACTCTAGCTATCCAGGTTATGCAACCGAGAAGCTTTATGAAGCATATATGGGCGGCACAGTGCCTATATATTGGGGAAGCACGACAATAGAATGTGACTTCAACCCTAAAGCGTTTATAAATTGGCATGACTATCAAGACGATGATGCCTTCATGAAGGCAATCATTGAAGTGGATCAGACTCCAGAATTATATGAAGAAATGTATCTGCAACCACTCTTCAACAATTGGAGAGAACCATATAACAAGTATATGGATATGGACAGATTCAGGCTTTGGTTTAAAAAGAATGTGTATAAAGGCGTGATCAATCAATGAAGCGTAAAGCATTAATCATAACCCCAACAGCCACTAATATCTATTTCTCGGACGAATATGACCGAGAAAACCACTGGCGTTTTCGCAAGCCAGAGCGTACATATGATGTTTGTGTCGTAGTCTATAAAGATGATTTTGAACCGGAGCCCGGCACTTACGATATGATTATTCGTAAGAAGGGTTTGAAGTTCAAATTAATTCCTGAAATCTGCAAGATGATCAAGTGGGAAAATTATGACTATATTGGTACATGGGATGATGATTACGCTACAGATATTCAGTCTGTTAATCGCGCATTGGAGATTGCTAGAAAGTTCGACTTTAGACTATTCCAGCAGGCTGCCATCTCATATAACTTCTATGATTGTCTAAAGCATAATCCAGAGTTCGTCTTCACCGAGACAAACTTTATTGAGACTGGTGTGCCATTCTTTAGAAACGATATATTCAGAAGGTTCTTAGATTTCTTGAACGATTATGAGTATAAAGTTTCTGAATGGGGTATTGACAAAGTGATGTGTTATCTGCTACAATGTACAGCACATGTTGTCCACGATACAACGGTAAAGCATATGCGACCAGAAAGCTGGTACGATAAGACAGATGCGTTCCGCGATATGGAATATCTGATGAGAGAATTCTTCCCGAAGTATATGAAAGAGAAGTTTGGGATTGATTATACATATGATGATAGGCAGATCACGTTTGCTGGATATAAGAAAGGTTCATAATGGCTAAGCGAGTATTAATTACAGGTGGTGCAGGCTTCATCGGCCACCACATCATCGATCTATTTTTAAAGAAGACAGACTGGGAAATTATTTCACTAGATCGTCTTGATTACTCAGGCAATCTAAACAGACTTGATAATGTGGTTCGTCAGTATCCGCCTGAGGTACGTAAGCGTGTCAAGATTGTTTGGCATGACTTGAAGGCTGAGATTGCTGAAATCAACCGCAATCTTATCGGTGATGTAGATATCATTCTACACTTGGCTGCATCTTCACACGTTGACCGTTCTATCTCTCACCCGATGGAGTTTGTCATGGACAACACCATTGGTACTGTACATATGCTCAACTATGCCCGCACTCAGAAGAACCTTGAGCGTTTCATCTACTTCTCTACTGACGAGATTTTTGGTATCGCACCGAATGGTGTCGCCTATAAGGAGCGTGATAGATATAACTCTACGAATCCTTACTCAGCATCTAAAGCCGCTGCTGAAGAATTCTGTGTAGCTTATGAGAACACTTACAAGCTTCCTATCTTCATCACTCACACAATGAATGTATTTGGCGAACGTCAGCACCCAGAAAAGTTTATCCCTATGTGTATTCGTAAGATCCGCGATGGTGAGAAGATTTTCATTCACTCAGATCATACTAAGACAATTCCTGGTTCACGTTTCTATATTCACGGTAAAGATGTTGCAGAAGCTATGTACTTCTTGCTGAACTTAAATGAAGAGCAGTTGAAGAAGGTATACGAGCCTGATTTTGGCGGCGCAAAGTGTCCGAAGTTTAACGTTGTCGGTAAAGAAGAGATTGATAATTTACAGCTTGTTAAGTATATTGCAGCGGCAGTTGGTAAAGAACCAGTGTATGAGTTGATTGACTTCCATACTTCACGACCAGGCCATGACCTTCGTTATGCTCTATCGGGTGAGTACATGAAGGAACTTGGTTGGGAGCCGCATCTTACTCTCAAAGAGAGAATTAAAGAAGTCGTTGATTGGTCACTTGATAACAAAGAATGGATTGAACTATGAGTCATCTAGAAGAACTACACAAGAAGTCAGAACATTCGTCAGATAAATGGCAACCATACTTTGAGGTGTATGAGAGGCACTTGAATAAGTTCATGGGCACCGACCTTAATATTGTTGAGGTTGGTGTTCAGAAAGGCGGCTCACTTGAAATGTGGGGCAACTATTTTGGTGCCGGTTCAAAGATCGTAGGTATCGATGTAGATCCGGAGTGTGCTGCATTGAAGTATGACAACCAGAATATTGAAGTGGTGATTGGTGATCAAGGACTACCGCATTTCTGGGATAAGTTTCTGAACAACCGAAAGATTGATGTATTCATTGATGACGGCGGCCACTTCATGGATCAGCAGATAGTTACCTTTGAAAAGGTATTCCCTATGCTGAATACTGGCGGTATCTATATCTGTGAAGACTGCCATACTAGCTATATGTCCTATAATGGCGGCGGTCTGAACCGTAGATCAAGCTTCATTGAGTATGCCAAGACATACATCGATGTTCTACACTATAACTGGAAAGAAGAAACTACCAGTGATCTAGAAGTTCGCAATAAGATTGCAAATGATGGGTTGTCAGGCATATTCTTTTATGATAGTATGGTCGTATTCGAGAAATTTGGTAAAAGGAAGATGGAACGTGTTTTCGCAAAGTGATTGTGTAGAACTAAAAGAATGCCTCGCGTGTGGATCAAAGAATTTGGAACTTACACTAAATTTGAATGCTCAGCCGTTAGCCAATTCTTATAAAAACGGTAAGAATGATGTTGAGCAGATATTCCCGCTGGCTATTAACCACTGCATAGATTGTTTCCATGTGCAGCTAACACATGCAGTTAATCCTGATCTAATGTATAAGGACTATCTGTATGTGTCTGGCACATCACAGACAATGAAAGATCATTTCAAGTGGTTTGCAGATTACAGCAAAGAATATTACGAACTGCTATCAGGCGAGTATCTTGAGACTGTGCTAGATATTGGTTGCAATGATGGTTCACAACTTAACTATTTCATTTCCGATATGATTGAAACATATGGTGTTGATCCAGCAGAGAACCTAGCGGAAACTTCAAGAGCTAAAGGCCATAATGTATATGTTGGATATTTTGATGAAGAGTTTGTTGACATTGAAGGTGGTAAATATAATATTGTTATAGCCCAAAATGTCTTTGCCCATAATTATGATCCCCTTACCTTTCTTAGAAATGCTAAGAATATCATGGGATACAATTCTCTATTGTTTATCCAGACTTCACAGGCTGATATGATTCTCAACAATGAGTTTGATACTATCTACCATGAGCATATCTCATTCTATAATATCAACTCAATGAATGAACTATGTAAGAGGGCCGGTCTTTATCTGGTCGATGTGACCAAGTGTCCTCTGCATGGTAACAGCTATATCTTTGTTGTATCGTCTTCGGAACATAATGCACGACCAGCGCACATTGCCAATCTGATTGAAATGGAGAGAAAAGCTGGATTGCTATCTGAAGAAACTTATGAAATATATGCTTTAAAGTGTCAGATGGTCGGCAAAGAGTTCAAAGCTGCTGTTGATCGTGCGCGAGCCGATGGTTATAAGATCGTTGGTTATGGTGCTGCTGCTAAGGGTATGACTCTTCTTAACTACACCAAAGCTAACGTGGACTATATCATCGATGATAATCCGCTTAAGCAGGGTAAATATACTCCCGGTTATAGTGTAGAGATTATATCTTTTGATGGTTTGCCTTATGGTGAGAACGAAAAGATTATGTTCATACCTCTTGCCTGGAACTTCTTCAAGGAGATTTCTAGTAAGATCATGTCAAAGCGTGATAATAAAGAAGATCGCTTTATGAAATTTTTCCCAACTCTAACGGTGTTGCATTGAAAAACGTATTATACTACCATCTATATCTAACTGATGATTATGGTACTTGGTCTTCGATCTTCATGGAGCATATGAAGCTCCTTGAAGATCACAAGGTCTTAGATGCTCTTGATAAGATCGACTTCACAGTCATCACTCAGGACGACCAGAGAAAGATGAATGCGTTTGTCGATCTTCAGGGTCAGTATGATATTGGTAAACCTAAGAACTTAGACTTTATCTTCAATCCATATGCTAATGATAGAGACATGCTTAATGCTCTTGAATCTCCTTCAACTGCGACCGAAAATATTACCATGCGAAAGATATGGACTCATTCTCAGACCGAAGACATGAAGATTCTATATCTACACTCTAAGGGTATAACTTCTACACTCAGGCATCTAGAGATGACTGAATGGGGAGCGCCGACCTTCAAGACATATTACTATTGGCGCCAATTCTTGAATTGGGGCGTCATTGAAAATTGGAGAAAGTGTTACGAAGCACTTAGACTTAATGATATTGCAGGGGTGAACTATTACACTGCACCGTCCAAACATTTCAGCGGCAACTATTGGTGGGCCAACTCTAGCTACATCAAGAGACTGCCTGATCCGTCTACTACCGATTGGTGGATAGATATTAAAAAGAAGTCTAGTGATACTTGGCTTCGTTCTGCTGGTGATCGTTTTAGAGATGAACAATGGCCGTGCAGCTTAGACGATGTTAGAATATACAATGTATATTCACCGGACCAAAAAGATAATCCTGCTGGAAAGGTATTTCCGCGGATGTTATATGAAGACAAATGATGACAAACTCAATTTGCACTAAGGTATGCGAATATGGAAAAGATGGACAAACATGCAAAGGCTGCAACAGGACGAGCGAAGAAATCACCGAGTGGTTCTACGCCAGCAGCGACCGAAAAAAGGAAATTGCCAGAACCGCGCGGGCGCGTGGTAAGGAAAGAAGGATTAGAGAAGCCATCTTACGTGCCGATGGGTAAAGTTGTCAGAAAACCTAAAGGAAAAGCTTGACAATCCTAATGGATAGTGTATTATATCCAGACTGAAACACACACAGAGGAAGTTATGGCTACGTTCACTGAAACTGTTTATATCGATGTTGATGCTAGTGATTTTGAAGACGGAGATTTGATTGAAGAACTTAAATCGCGCGGCTACTATGTAAGTGAAGAGCCTGATACTCTGTTCATTGAACATGCTTGGAATCGCGGCGATAAAAAGGAAGCACTCATTCTTCTTGAGAGAAAGTTTCCTGAACTGCGTGGAATTTCTAATCTAGTAGACTAAATACAAACAATGCGGGTTTGGTATATGGGTTGTGCCCTAGCCTTCATGTTTACTAAATACATGTGGAGACAAACACATGTATTATACAGTATATAAGACAACCAACACCGTGAACGGTAGATTTTACATTGGAAAACATAAAACCAGAGACTTGAACGACGGTTATATGGGTTCGGGTAAACTTCTTAGACAAGCCATAGAAAAGTATGGCAAAGACAAGTTTCTAAAAGAAATCTTGTTCATCTTCAACAATGAAGAAGATATGAGCAAGAAAGAAAAAGAACTTGTAATCTTGTCGGAACAGTCGTATAATCTATGTGAAGGCGGTAATGGTGGATTTGATTATATCAATCGTTCCAACATTACAAAATTCAAAGGTAAAAAGCACACTGATGAAACTAAAAAAGTCCTTAGTGAGCAGAGAAGGGGTAGAACAAATTATGTGCCTACTCCAGAATATAAAGCCAGAATGAGTCAAATCATGAAAGAAAAACATGCTAAGAATCCTGGTTTCAACAACAAAGCGGACGTAACTCAGAGGTAGAGTGTCAGCCTTCCAAGCTGTTCGTCGTGGGTTCGATTCCCATCGTCCGCTCCAATATCCCGCTCCATTCATTATGAGGTATAGACATGCTTTGGTTTATTGTTTTGACTACCATTATGAGCAACGGCGATGTTTATGCCGAAGTTCAGTTCCCATTAGATCCCCAATATAATAACGAGAAATCTTGTAACGAATCTGGCGCTGCAATTATAAATCAAAAGCAGCTTGAGATTGGTACAAATGCTGGTAAGGTATACTACATCTGCCAGTCTGTTAATTCTGATACCTTACTTAAGACTATTGGAAAAACTGGCAGTGGCCTCTGATAAAGAGAAGCCCAAGCCAAAGAGAGATGAGATTATCAAAAGACTAGATTTTCTCATTCGTGAAATGAATAATGATCGACATGATGGTTATGTAAAACAAGCCTATCGTGTCGATTTACTAGAAATCAGAGACTATATCATAGAGGCATTAGACAAGTGAAAATTTATATCGGCCCATACAAGAACTGGATTGGCCCTTATCAGATTGCAGAAAAGATCCTGTTCTGGATGGACAAGGATGATGATCGTCTCGGTAATTTTGGCGATTGGCTAGCCAAGAGCAAGATGCTTTGTAGTATCTGCGACTGGCTTGATTCAATGAAGAACCGCAAGACCAAGATTCGTATTGATCGTTACGATACTTGGAATATGGATCACACTCTTGCTCTCATCATTCTTCCCATGCTTAAGCAGCTTAAGTCTACCAAGCACGGTTCGCCTTACACCGACGATGAAGATGTGCCTGAGCATCTTCGCTCAACAGCGGCAACTCCTCTCACACAAGATGAAAAAGATTGTGGTCACACCGATGATCTTTGGTTCAAGCGTTGGGACTGGATCATGGATGAGATGATCTATGCATTTGAAATGGAACTTGATGAAGACTGGGATCTGAATATCTATCAGCGTGAACCTGAAGGTTGGGATGATGCAAAGTTTGCTGAACGCAAGGTAATCCAAGATCGTATCGCAAACGGTTTTCGTCTCTTTGGCAAGTATTATCAGGGGCTTTGGGACTAATGAAGTGTAAAATGTGTAATGAAGATGTAGAATGTCATAGTACACTTTTTATGAGCAAAGGTGATTTTTACATTCTTGCTATGTATGGTTCTTTGCATGATATGCGGAGATTTGCTCTTAAGAAAGATAAATATGATACAGGCGACATTTGCGATGCCTGCATAGATAAACTTTTAGATGATGGCCGCGCGTGGGTAATAGAAGACGGAGTATGGTAATCTTTTAAAAAGGAATAGAACTATGACATATCAGACTATTTCCGAAGAGACTATAAAGCAAGCAGCCGAAATATGTGGGCCAGATAGCAGCTTTTACGTAGCACTAAAATATGCAGATGACTATAGACAAGCAGGACTAAACCCTGTATACTATACCGACGATGAAGAACGGATGATATTCGTCACTACCGAAGAAAAGATGAACGGTACAACATTTAATTAATTGGAGAAGTATATTATGAATATTCTTGAAACTCAGTTTGTCCAGCGCGCCTATGATGGCAAGTGGGAGAAGCTTGCTAAGGTTATGGACTACGATAACAAGTATGTCTATAAGTCTGAAACGGGTCAGCGTATGACCTATGTTCCCACCAAGTGGGCCACTGTTGGCGTTTATGATTTGCTGGGGGAGCTTGAATAATGGATATTAAAATTATTAGACTGTTGAATGGTGAAGATTTGCTTGGTGAAGTTCTTCCTCGCACGCCCGGAAGTGATCCAAGTTCCGTAACTGTTAAGAATCCTGTTCGTATTGTTGTGATGCCGAACAAGCTCGACCCAAAGACTCCAAATGTTGGATTTGCTCCTTGGGCTGAATTTAGTGACAATAAGACTTTTACACTTGACAAAGCCCATATTGTCTGTATAATGCAGCCTATCAAAGAATTTGTTGCCCAATATAATAACATGTTTAGTTCAATCGTCATGAATCCAAGTGGACCGGGGTTGATCATTCCAGGAGCATAATGAAAAATTTTTACACAAACGTTCAAGTCTACGGCTCACGTATCCTATATCGCGGAGTTGAAGATGGAAGAAAAGTTAGCCGTAAAATAGATTACTTCCCAACGCTGTATGTACCGTCACAAGTACCTACAGCGTTAACTACTGTTACAGGCAAGCATGTATCTGAAATGAAGCCTGGCAACATTCGTGAGTGCCGCGATTTCGTCAAGCAATACGAAGACGTTCAAGGTTTCAAAATTTACGGTAATCAACGATATGAGTATCAGTTTATCTCCGACAATTTCTCTGATGATGTGGATTGGGATATCTCTCTCATGAACGTTGTCAATATGGATATTGAGGTGGAGTCTGATAACGGATTCCCTGAACAGGAGTTTGCAAACGAAAAAGTTATCTCTATTACCATGAAGTCCAATCAAGGCGGCTTCGTGGTTTTTGGCTGTGGTGATTTCAATAACACCCGCGATGATGTTGACTATCGTAAGTGCCGAGACGAGTATGATCTACTGAAGCGTTTCTTGGATCATTGGTCTGCTAACTATCCAGATGTAATCACTGGTTGGAATGTAGAGCGTTTCGATATCGTCTACTTGGTTAATCGCATTCGTAAGATACTCGGTGATACTGATGCTAATAGGCTTTCGCCTTGGGGTGTGATTAACGAATCTAGAGCGACTAACAAGGTCGGTAAAGAAGAGATTGTATATAAGCTTCTCGGTGTTGCAACTCTCGACTACATCACAATGTACCGTAAGTTTCAACCTGGCGGCCAGTCTAAAGAATCTTATCGTCTAGACTTTATCGCAAGTGAAGAGATTGGTGAACGTAAGCTATCTTATGAAGAGTATGATAATCTCCACACTCTCTATAAAAAGAACTATCAGCTATTCATTGAATATAACATTCAGGACGTTGAACTTGTTAGTCGTATTGATGACAAGTTGAAACTGATTGAATTGACACTAACTCTTGCATATGATAGTAAGACTAACCCAGATGACGCATTCTCTCAGGTGCGTATGTGGGATGCTATCGTCTACAATCATTTGAAGAAGAAGAATGTTGTAGTTGATCCTATTGTAAAGCATTCCAAAGATGCTGCATATGAAGGTGCCTTCGTAAAAGATCCTATCATCGGTATGCATAAGTGGGTTGCATCATTCGACTTGAACAGTCTGTATCCACATTTGATCATGCAATATAACATTTCACCAGATACCATCATTGAGCCAGAAAACTATGATGGTACTTTGCGTGAGTTTGTTTCTCGCAATCGTGTATCTGTAGATACACTTCTCAATCAAGAAATCAATACAAGCGTTCTTAAGACGACCAATGTGACAGTTACTCCTAACGGTCAGTTCTTCACAAAAGAACGTCATGGCTTTTTACCTGAAATTATGGAGACAATGTATAATGACCGCAGCGCATATAAAAAGAAGGCTATCGAAGCTAAGAAAGAACTTGA